CGGGCGAAGTGGTTATCGTCCGTTTGAGAATCAATCCTTAACATGGCAACCCTCCCCCCGGGGGGGGCGAGAGCAATGTTAGAACCAAATTTATTTATAAATTAGGAGCCAACATGTTGTTAAAAACATACCACAACAACCTAAATGCGTTAAGCATCGGTATATGTGGAAACAACATTAACCACCTTTGTCAACTCTATAGAGAGATTGTTTCAAAGAAACAAACTCACCATGGTAAAGAATACATGGTCAAATATATGAAGGACCTAAACAGCATTGCTGAAAGGTACACCATATATCAAACTATAGAGCCGATCAAATTCTGTAAATCGGATCTCGATGGTTTTCCGCGCGAATTAAGGTTATTTAAGCCTTATCTCCGCAATGAGAACAAACAGACCGTGAAGATTGTTTTATCAATCTTCAGGAGTGCTGAATTGTTCAGATTACCACCAAGTCATGATATAGAAACTGTTGTAAGACAGCCTCAATATAATGAAGAGGTTGTTACGGATATCATTCGATACATACCACAATTTGTAAAGAAGTTATCTAAGCTTCAGTACTGTGACATGATATATCATTTTACTGTTAAGAATGGACCAAATGGTCCAGCCTTATCAACAAGTGATACCGATTTAAGTGCAGTCCGACTAGATGTCGACATTTATAACTCATTAAAAGTTATAAGTGCTAAGCTAAACGATGTGGACTTCCCTGAAGAGAACTACCAGGTTAACACTCCTGGTATACACTCACGACTCACTCAATTTAGTGAGAAAATGGGTAAAACAAGAACTATTGCAGTAGTAGATTACTACTCACAACGGGCCTTGTACCCACTTCATAGAGGACTTATGTCCCTATTACGTGGTCTATCCTCAGATGGTACACATAGTCATATGAACGTAGGAAACTACGCTAGGCAGAAAACAAATGAAAAAACTTTCATTGAATCTTCTGACATGACAGCATTCACTGATTTGTTTCCAGCAATAATTCAAAAAGAATTATTATTTAAACTGGAATCAGATTCTGAACTTGCTAATGCATTTTGGACACTTCTTGCGAAGCGCCAATTTACAGTTGCTTGGTCAGGTGAATCTGTCACATATGGTACAGGACAGCCAATGGGTGCATATGCATCCTGGCCGTTATGTACATTAGCCCATCATTTAATAATGCATTATTGTTTTTATAAGGGAAATGTTTTACACCCTAATGAAAACTATCGCATTATCGGTGACGACAATGTCACGGTAAATAAATCCGTGTCAATCCTATATAAGAAGACACTCTCAGCCATTGGCTGTGAGTTGAATCCTTATAAAGGAACTAGTTCGGAAGAGGGGAATAAATTCTCCTCAGCCGAAGTGGCTAAGCGACTATACCTTAATGGTATAGATGTTTCGCCGCTGACGCCTGGTTTATTAAACTCATTGGTTAATCCTAGACTAGTAAATACTAGCCTAAAGGATTTAATCCTTACGTTTGATAACCCTGCGCTACCCGTCTACATACTAGATAACCTTATCCGTGAGGATAAGAGAGATCTAGCTTGGATGCTTTGTACTAACCCATTTAATGGCTCGATCAAGCCCGGAAATCCGGGTTATGACCGACAAACCATATATTGGGGTGATTTTGACGATAACGAATTATACGAATGTATGAGACGTTATCGAATAAAATCATTAGTAGACAAAGCAGCAGAACTACACAGTGATCCGGGAGGATTACTTGGACTTTGGGCCCGCTTACAAACGGTACCCCAAAGTTCTGTAGGTCTGCTAGGACAGAATGTAGAATCTGAGTCCGCACCTCAATATGCTATGACTAAAAGTCAAAAACATACACTAAAATTACTCTTTAGAGCAATTAAAGGTCTC